TAATGGTGTGATTTATCAGGCGGTTGGCTATACTCGTATCTTTCCCGCCGTTGAAATCAAGAATTATTATGAAATGACGAGGCTTATTTTGGGAGCGTAAAAATGGTTCCATATCAATCTACCTCTTCGGCCAGAACCAGTTTGACAATGATTATTGGGGCTTGTGACGACTCAACAACGGTGGTCGATAACCAGACTAATAATCGTTTTGTTATTACTCTGACTCGAATTCCGGAGGAAGAGGATCTCTCCCTTCTATTACAAAGGGAGAAACCAACATTTGACCGGGTGATGAAGATGCGAAATACAGACGGCAGGCCAGTTCAATACTCCACATGGAAGCCTGTCAGAATGCTTTGTGGTAGAGACAATATCGGGACCAGGAACTTCAGGAAGGTGAACTGAGGGGAATATGCCGGCAGAATCGATAGCAATGGGTAGGTTGGCGCGACTTGCCGAGCACCATCCAGAGAAAGTCTATAAGAAAAATAAATCCATTTTAAAAATGGGCGGAACCGCTCTCCATGACTACGCCAGTACCCCGGAAACGGGTTTACCATACAAAAAAAAGAAGAAAAGGAGATCGCCATGAAGAAAGCAATGAAGATTCCTAAAGGAAGGTTGCCAGGTCCACCTCCTACAATGGGAGGAAGCATGGGAAGTATGGGTGGCCAGCCCATGATGAAACCACCGATGATGGGAGCACTCGATAGGAAACTTCGGATGGCGGCTGCACCTCCCACAAGGCGCCCTCCGGTGATGAAGACAAAAGGGATGCCTCTTTCGGGGTTCGCACCGACAGCCAAGAAGGGACGGAGGGGGAAGAAGGGAAAGAAACAGTTCACGGTTTGAGCACCCAACCTCGATTAGAAGGGAGACGACCATGGCAAAGAATATATTTGAGAAATCCGAAGAAGCGGCAGGAATCAGCACTCCTACCCCGGCGGCGAAGGGATTCACTGTTCCGCCTTACACCGGTCCGAGGCCATGGAGGGGGGAACGGGCAATGCCGTTTGTACAGAAACCGAAGTCTTATAAGGCCGGCAAACTGTATTCGCTGAAAGATATTCCATTAATTCCAAGGGCCAGAGGGGGGCCTGTTTCTCCCTCGAGGTCAAAGGTGATGAAAACCAAGGGCATGCCGTTGGCCGGATTCATGCCGTCGCCCAAGAAATTGAAGAAGGGGAAGAGGGGAAAGAAGCGATTTGCAATGTAATTGCAAGTGAAGGAGGAAGACTATGGCCAAGTTGAGTTATGGGCAAAGGAAAAGACTTTCTAAGAGTCAGTTCGTGATCCCTTCCAAGGCCCCGGGTGGAGGGTCATTTCCCATTCCAGATATAGGCCATGCCCGGAACGCACTCGCTCGATCATCGGGAAAACCAGTTGAGGGCAAGGTTCGGGCTGCGGTAAAGTCCAAGTTTCCATCGATCGGTCGGGGATCGTCCCTAAGCTCGTATGCACCTACGAAGAAAGGGAAGAAATGAGCGATAGCATCATTGGCGGGATGGCTGTTGATATCAGAACCGGAAGGCCGAGGGATAAAGGTCCCTCCGAGAAAGAAAAACTATTGGAGGGCCAACTCGAAGCGGAGGCCTCTGCTGGCTTGGAGGCGGAGCAGAAACTAAAGACGAGGGCCGGAAAGCTTTTTGTAACCATGATCGAAAAGGCCCTACAGCAAAGAATAGAAAACTTGGTTAATGCCGATCCTGAAGCGATTGCACTGCTCCGATTGCTGGATGGTTTTGGTCATGACATCCAGGTTGGAGAAGCGGCAGCCAAGAGGCTGACAAAAATACGATTAGGGAGACAATCGAAAGAAGTTTTAAGTATAGAATAAATCGCGAGGTGGAGCAGCCCGGCAGCTCGCCAGGTTCATACCCTGGAGGTCGCCAGTTCAAATCTGGCCCTCGCAACCAATAGGGAATAAAAATCCCTTTCGCGAAGGGATTCCCAAAATAAAGAAAAAGCCACCGTGCGCACGGCATGAGTGGCTTTTTCTTTTTGGGTTTTATGTAGCACTCACACCGGCCCGGAAGGACTCCCGGTTGAGAATATAAGAAAGGACCCAGACCCCTCAAATGGGACTCTCTGGGAAGGTGGAAACGATGGGAAAGACATTGACGGCAAGAGATTTGAATCTGAACGACGGGTACGAGGAAGAAGTGGGGACCACTATTGGCGAGGACCCCGAAAAGGATTCGTCCGAGGCCAAGTTTGTGGGATCACCCGAGCACGGAGCAATTGGTGCAGAAGCGGTTGAAGCGGAAGTGGAGGAGAAAAAGGCAAGGCAGAGAAAGGGTGAGCAGGACCGAGCAGCCGAAGCGTTGGAGAAGTTGGAAGGTGGGGAAAAGAGAGAAAAAGAAGAAGAAACCCACTTTGAGTACAAAGATCAAGCCGCTGCCGAGAAGGCCGTCAAAGAAACCAAAAAGAAGATGACGGAGGCCACCACAAAGGCTAAAAAGCTGGAAACCATTGTCGCGGATCTTCAGAAGCGTGTTGATGAGAGCGCCAAGGGAGCACCTCCTACAGCCCCTGCCGAAAACCCATGGGATGTAAAACGCCAAGCGGTTGCCGACAGTACGATTGAAAAAGCCGCAGCCATTCCAATGCCCGTACCGCCACAGGATCGAGACGATCCGCAGTTTGATGCCAAATGGGCCGATTATCAGAAGAAGATGGCGGAATATAACAGAAAAATAGCTCAAGCTTGGTACGACGCACAGGCTTCAATTTCCAAACTCACATTTGAGGAGCAAGAGGAGGCCAAGAGAAATAAGGAAGTCGTTATATCCGCTGTCGATGACGCCCTGAAAGAGGCCGGATTGATTTCCGACAAGACCCCACCGAAGGAGAAGGAAAGTATTCTGAGGTTATTTTGGTCCTTGTCGGCGGACGTCGAGAAATCACTTCCTATGGAAGACCAGATCAAAGAAACCGCCAACCTATGTAAAGACTTTGTTGACGAATTAAGAGGCAAGGAAAGGAAACGTGCCATCGAGGAAAAGGAGAATCAAGAGAATCTCCAGGTCCTTGGGCGCGGTGCCAAGGTTTTAACCAAAAAAGAACCGGAGCCCTCCCAGACGATGGGCGAAGCTCAAAGAGCAGTTCTCGAAAGGAGGAAACTCCGTCACTCACCATAAGGAGGAATAGATCATGGATTTCACTTGGGAATATTCCGCACCCTCGGGTGTGTACAAAAACAACAGTTTGAGCGCAAAGCTTCGGGAACAGTCTATTGTCGAATCCAAGTTTATGGATTTCGTCAGGACCGAACCAGGCTTTGGAAAAAAGAAGGGTGAATCACAGACCATTACCCGGGCCGACCTTCTGACCCAACCCACCAGTGCTGCACTTTCGGAGCACGACCGGATTCCCGTGGACGACTTTGCTCTGTCCACCACGGCGATCACTGTGTCGGAATATGGCCGTGCGGTGACTTTTAGCCACATGAGCCAGTTGCTTTCCAAATTTGACCCGCAGGACCCGATCCAGAAGGCCCTGAGAAAGCAGATGACCAAGGCTCTGGACCGACTCGCGGCAACGGTCATGAAGACCACCTACCTCATCTATGCACCTACATCTCTGACCGGTGGAACCTTCATGGAGGATGGAGTGATCGACATTGCGGCCCTCGTCAACCTGAATATTGCCCATCTGGGCGCCGTCAGGGATGCCTTTGCTGACACCTATATCGTAGATCCCTACGAGGGTGACGATTGGATCGGATTGCTCAGCACAAAGGCAATGAGGGGCATTAAGAACGATGACGATTTCGAGACCTGGAAGCAGTATCTCCGTGAAGGCGATACCCTTCACAACTCCGAAGTTGGAAAGGTCGAGAGTATCCGGTGCATCGAGATCAAGGACACGAACTGCATGGCCAACAACAAGGGGACGGGTTCTGTTCTTGGAGAGGGAATCATCTTCGGAGATGATTTTGCAGCCATGATCGAGGCGGAAACGCCGGAGGTCAGGGTCCAGGTCAACTTCGGGCAGGATCATGGAAGAGTTAACTCAGCGGCCTGGTACGGGGTAGTTGGACTCGGACTGGTTTGGCCGTTGACGGCAACGGCTGGAAAAGTGAAGGGTTGCTACATTTCCAGTTCTTAATACGCATCTGCGTAGTTATTGATTGTGTGGATGGGTCGAGTGTGGCCCATCCTATTTCCTAACCAGAGTTTGAAGTGACTCAAAAAAAGGAGGTTAAAAACCATGTCTTACACAGATTCTAAAGTTTTAGCTATTCGTGAAGGAGAAGAGGACGCAGCCACCCTGGGTTTTGCGAAAAACAAAACGGTCGTTTTGGAAGTGATGCATCCCTGTGATCTCTATGCTGTCGGGGTATTGGTCAGGGTTGCCCTTGATACAGATGGTGCAGTCTGCACGGTGACAAGGAGAGTCACTCCTTATAGCGACACCGGTGCGACGGCAGTGGCTGCCATT